CAACGAGCCTTCCCGCGGCGGAGGCGGGATGATCATTGCGGCGCTCGATCTGCTCCGTGAGAGGGGCGTGGACTACCAGCGCAAGGTGCGCGTGGTGGCTCAGGATCTCGACTGGAAAGGCGTCTATATGACCTACCTGCAGCTGTCGCTTCTCGGTGTGAATGCGGTCGTAGTGCAGGGTGACACGCTCATGCAGCCGTACAGCCCGAGGGAGACCGACCCGGGGCACATCCTCCGGTCACCGATGAACATGGGGGCACTGATATGAGGCACGAGCTTGAACAGAGGATCATAAACGCAGCCATCGCGGCCGGCATTGAGGGCCGGGAGTTCATGGACGAGCTGACGATCATCCTGAGCGATTACGACATCAGCCGCAGGGAGACGGAGATGGTGGTCTGGGCTGAAGACGAGAACATCGAGCTTCTGAAGAAGTTCATCATCGCAAAGACCATCAAAGGCTTGAGTCCTCGGACGCTTACCTACTACCAGAAGTGCGTGAAGCAGTTCCTCGACCGAGTAAACAAACCGGCGAGGATGGTCACATCGGACGACATACGCCTATATCTGGCGATCAGGCTAAAGCGGGACGGCGTGTCCACAGTCACGGCCGGGAACGAGCTGAGAGACCTCCGGAGCTTCTTCGGATGGTGCCACCGGGAGGGGCTGATAGACTCCGACCCATGCTACAAGGTCGACCCTATCAAGAAGCCGAAAACGAAGAAGGAGGCGTTCTCCGAGATCGAGGTCGAGCTGCTGCGGAAGCACGCGAGACCCGGCAAAGAAAAGGCCGCCGTGGAGCTGATGCTGTCGACAGGCTGCCGGGTGTCCGAGTTGGTCGGGATCCGCATCGAAGACATCCGGGACGACTCGATCATCGTCCACGGAAAAGGCAACAAAGACCGCAAGGTGTTTTTGAATGCCAAGGCGATCGTCGCGGTGAATGAGTATCTGGGCATGAGGACAGACACGAATCCGTACCTGTTCCCGAAAGGGGTCAACTATTTTCAACAGCCCGGGACATACAAAGCCAAGACCGCCTATGTGGACAGCATGAAGGCCGAGAACATCATGCCGGACGAGGCGACCGATAAAAGCACCGTCGAGCATTGGATGCGAAAGCTCGGAAAGCGTGCCGGAGTCAAGGGCTGTCATCCTCACCGGTTCAGGAGAACATGCGCGACCTTTGCTCTGAAGCGTGGGATGCCCATCCTGAGCGTCTCGAAGATGTTAGGCCACGAACAGATCAGCACCACGCAGATTTATCTGGATCTGAGCGACGAGGATCTGGAAGCCGACCACAAGCGCTATGTAGTTTAAGATAGTCATTTTTCTCGATTAAGATAGTCATTTTTCTCGAAATGACCAAATTGAAGGAGGGCACCATGGGGTGCAAATACTGCGGCAAACCCATCCTCAGCGAAAGAAAAAACAAGAAATACTGCTCGCCGCAATGCCGGAGCCGCTACACCGCTCTCGAGTACCAGCGGAAGAAGCGCGGAGGCCCGCCCATCCGGCACTGTGAAGGGTGTGGGAAAGTGCTGACCTACTCCGCCCGGGGCGCGACCTACTGCAGCAGCGAGTGCCGCGACAGGAAGCGGAAAGAGCTCCAGCCTGCAGGCATCAACGCTTTGAGATTTGCGGCGCTGAAGCAGGCCAAGCGGGACGGAGTGCTGAAGCAGTGGATGGCGAGGCCGTCATTCTATGAACTTTACCCGGAACTCACACCGGAACAAACGAAAGGAGTACGACATGAGGAAAATCTACAAGTATGACGTCATGGACAAACTGGCTGAGGGCGCGGATGTGTATGCGCTCGTCTTCACCGAGAAGAAGCCGATCGTGGAGGACGCGGCGACCATCAGCGGCAGGATCCTCGCCCGGTACATGGCGAGCAATGACGTGGACTGGTACGTCAGCGAGATCGAGGAGGGCAAAGATGGCGAGACTGAATGACGCCTTTGACGACTTCGACCGCTACGACGCGGAGTGTGCAAAGGCCGAAGCCAAGCAGCCCCACTGCGACTGGTGCGGCGAGGCGATGTGGGAATACTACTACCAGATCGGAGATGACAAAGTGTGCGACCGCTGCGTCGAGGAATGCAGGGTCGACATCGACTAAGGAGGGGTGACATGAACAAATTCAGAAAGCTCCGCGCGGACGAGATCGAGTGCCGCGTGAGCCAGATCAATGAGAAGGGGCTGACGCTCCTGCTGTACAAGGACGCCAGGTGCGACATGAGGATCCTCGACGAGACCGTCGGCCCGATGCACTGGCAGCGGGAACACGTTCTGATCGACGGCCAGCTGTTCTGCCGAGTCGGCATTCAGGAGGAGCATGAGACCTACTCCACGCCGTTCATCTGGAAGGAAGACGTGGGGACGGAGTCGAACACCGAGAAGGAGAAGGGCAGAGCGTCGGACGCCTTCAAGCGGGCCTGCTTCAACTGGGGCATAGGCAGAGAGCTCTACACCGCACCGTTTATCTGGGTTCCGGCAGGAAACTACAACGCCTACCAGAAGAACGGCAAATTCCAGACCTACGACCGCTTCGAGGTGACCTCCATCGGGTACGAGGGAGACGCGATCAGTCAGCTGACAATCGCCAACCAGAAGACCCATAAAACGGTTTTTGAGATGAAAGGGCATAATTCCACGCCCACGGCAGAAAAACCCGTTTCTGAGCCTTCTGAGGGCCTTGGAGGACACATCAGCGCGAAGGACTGGACGGTCTTGAAGACGATGTGTAAGGAAAAAGGCATCGACCCGGAGGAAGTCCTGACCCGGTACGGATACGGCAAGCCCTCGGAGGTCACTCTGGCGATGTACCAGGACATGATCACAGCGATCGCGGAGGGACGGTTATGAGAGACGACATGGTCAGCCGCAAGGCGGTGATGGATGAGCTGGTGAAGGAGTACAACCGGAAGGCCAAGGACGGCGGTCTGGCACTCGCATGGATCGAGAAGGCGGTCCACCCTGACGCGCTGATGGCTGAGCTCGCCGGCAAGAACGGCAACCTGATCTGAGAGGAGGCGGCGGAATGTATCGCATACAGTATGGGAATGAACCAGACATGGCCGAGCTTTATAAGCTCCGTGACTGGCTGAAGGAAAACGGCGCGGACTTTGAGTTCTACGACACGCCCACGATCTATAAGTATGACGAAGCGCGCCCGGAATATCCGTGCTTGATCCAGCAGGTCGGGCGGCATCAGGTGATCGTCTTCGACCAGATCGACGGGGAACGGATGCGCCGATGGGATGCCGTCTGCCAGCTCGGCTCTTATGGCTACTCGGCCGGCCTGCTGGAGATCATGGGCTGCATCGTTCCGGATGATTATCCGAACACGGTCATTGGGTTTCTGACGGCTGACCAGGTGATCGACATGGAGAAAGAGAGGCGGAAGCGTGAACGGTGATCTGATTTACCGCGAGATCCTGAAGGCCCATCTTCGGGCAATCGTAGAATATTACAAGGTCGAGATGGAGAAGGCGGCAGAACGCGAAGCGTGGCCTCATCGGTATCATTGTAAGGTCGCCAAACTGGCGACAGAGGACGTCATTGAACTCGTTGACACTTTGGACGCGGTCCGTGAGTGGATCCCGGTGGCTGCGGAGCTGCCTGAGGAGGGTCAGATGGTGCTGGTAACCACCAAGACCCAGAAAGGCATCAAGAGCATCAACAGAGCGTACCAGAGCGGCGGGTTCTGGCACGGCTCCGGGAGCATGGCGCACGTCACGGCATGGATGCCCCTGCCGGAACCTTATGAGGAGGAAGAAGAATGAACAAGGCAATTTTAACAGGACGCCTTACGGCGGACCCGGAAGTCAGAGAAGCACAGAACACCACGGTGGCGAAGTACCGGCTGGCGGTAGACAGACGCTTTAAGAGGGACGGCGAGGAGACCGCCGACTTCATCCCCTGCGTCGTGTTCGGCAAGGGTGCGGAGTTCGCCAAGAACTGGCTGAAGAAGGGCACGAAGGTGAACGTCATCGGACGGATCCAGACGGGCAGCTACACCAACAAGGACGGCGTCAAGGTCTACACCACGGACGTCATCGTGGAGGAGCAGGAGTTTGCGGAGTCCAAGAAGGCGGCACAGGTCGAGGTCGGGTCAATTTCTGAGTTCACGGATAAGCTCGGGGACGAGTTCGTGAGCGTACCTGACGACCTGAGCGAAGACGGTCTGCCCTTTAACTGAGTTCCAGAAAGAAGGTAATATGGACCTGTGGCAAGAGTTAGAACAGAAGCGCCGTGAGCTCGCTCAGGCAGTGAAAGCACTCGCCACCTATGGACGCAAATACGCGGAGGCGGAGCGGGATTATAAGGTCCTGCTCCGCCAGACCGCCTTGAAGCTCCGGGACGAGGGCATGGCGGTCGGACTGCTGAACCTTGTGGTCTACGGTGTGCCGGAGGTAGCAAAAGCACGATGCGAGCGGGACATCGCCGAGGCGCTGTACAAAGCCGATCAGGAGCTCATCAACCAGATCAAGCTCGAGATGCGCATCCTTGAGAGCCAGATGGACCGGGAATGGAGGGTCAGAGAATGAGTAAATACAGCCTCTTACAGGGCGAGGAAAAGCGCTGCTACATCTGCGGCAGTGAACAGATGCTTGAGCGTCACCACATCTACGGGGGGCCCTATCGCAAGTGGTCGGAGGCATACGGCTGCTGGGTCTACCTGTGCAAGCACCACCACACCGGGGACATGTACGGCAACAAGGACAGCGTGCACTTCAACGGTCTGATGTCCCTCGCCCTGAAGCAGAAGTGCCAGAGGGCATTCGAGGAGAATCACACCCGGAAGGAGTTCATGCACATCTTCGGGAGGAACTGGCTGTGACAGCGACAAGAGGCAGAGGGGCACGCAACAAGGGAGCCAACGCTGAGCGGGAGCTCGCGCGGATCCTGACGGAGCTGACCGGCAAAGAGATCCGCAGAGGCCAGGTATTCAACCATGAGCCCGACATCGTGGGTCTGGACGGCATCCACGTCGAGGCGAAGCGGCAGGAGACCCTGAAGCTGACGCAGTGGTTCGAACAGGCAGAGACAGCCGCCAAAAAGCACCGGGACGGACTCCCGGCGGTGTTCTTCCGGAGGAACGGCGAACACTGGAAGGTGGTCATGGATCTGAAGGACTGGGCGTGTCTCTACAGAGGATGGAGGAGACGGTAAAAGACAGGAGGAAAAACAGTATGGATGAATTAAAGAAGTGCCCATTCTGCGGCGGAGAAGCAGAGGCGGTCTACCGCTACAACCGGTATAAGCGGGTGTGGTTCACGTTCGTCCGGTGCACGATCTGCAATGCGTGCGGACACAGCTACGCCACAGATGAAGAGCCTGATGCGGATAGCCCGATTTGGGACAAGGCGGAGGGCGCCTGGAATATGAGGTCAGCGGAATGAAAGAACGGTTCTATATTTACACGGCATGGCGCGACTCGATGAGCCGACTGACCGACGAACAACTCGGGAAGTTTCTGCGGATCTATTATCAGATGCAGCTGAAGGAGCTCGACCTTGACTATGAGACCGGCGACCCGATGCTTGACATGTTGCTTGACCGTGCGCGGAACCAACTGGCCTATGACATCCCGGCATATGAGAAGAAATGCGAGACCAACAAGGCCAACGGCGGCAAGGGAGGGAGACCTAAAAAAACCCAAACGGTTTCTGGAAAAACCCAGAAAAACCCAAACGGTTACGATATTGAATCTGAATCTGATATTGAACTTGATTCTGAACTTGATTCTGAACTTGGGACTCCTTCGGAGTCATCAAGAAAGAATGTAAAGAAAGAACCGCAGAAGCGGTTCCGCCCTCCCACGGTCGAGGAGGTGGAGGCATACTGCTTCGAGCGTAACAACAAGGTGGATGCTGAGCGCTTTGTGGACTTCTACAGCTCCAACGGCTGGAAGGTCGGCAAGAACCCCATGAAGGACTGGAAGGCAGCCGTGCGGACATGGGAGAAGCGTGAGGACAGCAATGTGGTGAGGCTGTCGAATGCCCAGCAACACAGCAAGGACATCAATGACACCTTAGACAGGATTATAGGAGGACAGATATGAACCGAAACGAAGCCGGGGTACTGGTGAAGATGATCGCCAACTTTTATCAGCATGAGTATGCGAAGGTATCACAGGAACAGATGAAGTTCATCGTGGACATGTGGGCGCTGACTTGCGACCAGTACACGCTCGACCAGGTAATGGCTGCGTTTAAACACTATGTGTCCATTGATGTGACAGGCTTCGCTCCGAAACCGGGACAGGTGACGCAGTACATCACGCTGGCGGATGACATGAAGCAGCTGAGCGAGGGCGAAGCATGGAGCATGGTCCTGAGGGCCGCGTCCAACGCGATCTATGCGGCGGATGAGGAGTTTGAGAAGCTCCCGGAGCTCGTACAGCGTGCGGTCGGTTCATCCCACGTCTTGAGGGAAATTGCCATGGAGGACACGTCGAACAATAGCGTGACGGAGAGCCACTTCAAGAGGTCATACCGCCAGCTCGCAGAACAGGAGCGGATGAAACGGAGAATGTCACCGGAGACATGGAAAGCACTCGAAGGACACGGAGAGGAGGCGCTGCCGGGATGAACGGTCAGATGATGCTCCCATTCATCGACCCGCCGGAGTTCCCTCAGTGCCAAAAGACCTGCACAGCC